CTCGTAAAGTAGTCGTGGAACTTGCCGGCCTTTGCCGGCTTCATTCCGTATAGTGTAGCTTCGTTTGTGTTGGTTGTTTGGTCCGGTTGGTTTGCGTATTTTTTGATGTCCGTTTCTCCGCTCTGAGCTACTCCACCATCATCGGTTTTTTTGTATCCCAGCATTAACGGTGCTTCAGTGTTTTCGTCTCGAAACCACTCGTTGTAAATCATCGCGTATGCACGTGCCGGTAGCGCGTTTACTTTGATTTCTTTGTCTACCTGCGTAGGCAGTCCAAAGTAATCTCCGATGCTTCCGTTTTTGATACCAATTTTTGTGCCGATGATGCTTGTCGGTGTGCTGTATTCGGTTTTTTCTGCCCAGTAATTGGTGTCGTTCTCGCCGAACATGTTCTCCCAGTGCTCCCAAAGCAGACGGCACGGCACAAAGAAGAAATAAGTGTCCATATAGCAGTTATCCATGATAGGATAGATAGGCGTACTCATACGGATAAGTCCGTTTAGCCGTACTCGTGCGGTATCGCCCGGAAGTACCTCATCGCAGTAGATAGGTACTAAATCACCCTCGTTGATGGTCGTCAAGAGCTGATGACTTCTGTCAAATTTGCTTCTCGGTCGTTGCATTCTCGGCACTTGCGCAAAATGGTTTTCACTGTTTCTGTTCGTTTTCCTTCACCTCTTCCTTTTTTTCTTCCGGCTTCGGCTGTTCGGTTTGCTGCACCTGTTTCAGCTGCTTCATAGCCTCAGCTGAGGCTTCTACTTTTTCGTGCATCGTCATGATGTCTTTCGGCAGATTTTCGAGGTCAGTGCCCTCGGTGTATACTACACTCTTTGCTTTGATGCTGGTGTCTCCCGCTTCCAGTCGTGCAATCGCGCTTGCAAGGTCGTAGCCCTCTCCCGCTCGCTGGATTTTCTCGTATGTGTTCTCATCCGGCTGCTCGATGTAGTCGGTAGTGCCGTTCGTTCGTTTGATTGCTTTCCATGTTGGTGCGGTTTTGCTGCCCGGATTGTTTACCATTTTTTCGGTTGGCATACCGTAGTAGCGTACCATTACTTCAGGATTTAACATTGGCCGTCTCCTTCAGGTCGATGAGCCGTGCGATGTGCTCGGGCATTGCCTCGCTCATGTATCCCGTCTCCGTGTCAAACTCGCCCAGTTCAACTAGGCTGATATCTTCGATTTCGCTTGGCTTGCTTTCGTTTGCTTTCCATCGTGCCGTTCGGACTGCTTGTGCCCTGTTGTTTTGCAGAAACGGCTGAGAATAGCCGTTGGTCAATGCATCGTGGAATGAGTAGAATTTCAGTTTCATGTTTTTCTCCTTTACTTTTCGTCTTTGCTTGCATCCTTCAGTGCGTGGTAAATTTCGTCGAGCTTTTCGAGGATGCTCATCATCAGTGCGATTGCTTCTTTGACGTCTTTGACCTTAATCAGTGCCATTAAATTACCTCTTTTCTTTTTGTATTGTTTACAGTCGGATGCCACCGCGCGAGACCTTCGGTCTTACGTTGATGTTTTTTACCCGTTTTGCGGTCTGCGTGAATCGGCGCTGGTCGCCTCGACCCGCTCCACTTCGGTGTGCCATTACTTCATCCCCTTTCTGTATTTTTTATGTCTCACATCAAAGTGTACCCAGCTTTTGTATACGATAATGCCGCATTCATCCGGGACGATTTCATTCAGTTTGTTGGCAAGTTCTTTTGGGCTCATCCCATCTACCCGGATATCTGCTGCCATACCGCGCATGTGGTAGCTGTATTTTGCTCCCCCGCATTTTGCGTTCCAGCTTGGTGTACGGTATCCGCTGGTGATTATGATTGGTTTTTCTATCTTTTTTCTTAAGATATCCAGGATGTTGTATAGGTAGCTGTCTACAAACACTACTGGACTTCCGTCTTTGCAGGCGAATTCTTTTACCTTGAAGTGTCTTCCAAGATTTGCGTTTCCATCTGTTTCTATAATATAACTTTCAATCATTTTTGTTAGCTCCTTATTTTTGATTTTTCCAGATTTTGTAATAATAACCATCGTTCATTATTGTGTATCCACCCTCAACTTTTACGACTATCTCATCGCTTTTTGCATATTTTTTTGCGTAGTAGCGGGATTCAAATAGTCCTGTAGATTCGTTGTAACCTTTCATGGTGTTGCACCATCCTTTTTTTTTCTGATTCTATTTTATCATATGTCAATAGGTTTTTCAATGCTTTTTGCACTTTGTAATAATTTTGTAACCAGCCTTTGCTCCTTTGTTTTGAATGGCGCTTTAGCGCCCTGCCGTGTGTAGCGCAAGCGGAACTCGGCTTAATAAAATCTTCCTTTTTAGCGCTGTGCGCGTCATGTTTTCGGTTCACGCCACTTTTGCTTTAGCTTGTCTTTTTCTTTTTGGATGTTAAGATAGGTTTCATAATCCACGCTTGTGCTCTGTTCGAGATTGACCAAACTTTGTACTGCATTGCGTCTGCGTCTGGCTCTAACCTCTCTTAGCTCGTCAGAATGTGCTTTAAAATAGCTTTCCGTGTCTTGGCTGGTATCCTTATCTAGAATCTTATCAAAATAGCGTGGAGGCCTTTTCTCGCGTCCTCCTGCGCATACGATTTTATCTGTTTTCAAGATTTCATCTTTGTGTTCGTTCAGATACTTTTCGCCAATACCTTTTGACATGATTCTAAATTCTGGTTCTCTGCCTTGCATCCAGTATTTTACGCTTTCTTCTGCACCAATGGCTTTTTTGTTCACGTATTGTGCCACGTATGCAAAGCTTCCTGGTTGTGCTGGTGAAAAGTCAATCATGCCTTTGCCCCAGATTTTTTGTAACCACTCGCTTTTAAAATAGCTGTTTCCCTTTTGGTTTTTGTACCATTGTGCATCTGGTGGTTTAAGCCCAAATACTATTGCGTGATAGTGTGGCCTTTTTGTTCTGTCGCCGTATTCGGCTGCTAGAAAGTATTTAATTGGTTTCTTGTACGCTTTCCGTAGCCGTTTTAAGAATAGTTGCACGTCTCGTTTGCTTACTGTTTGACTTTGGATACTTTGGTAGCCTTTGAGAATCTCGCCGTATGGAATATGTTCATCGTCATACGTTAGTGTTAGAAAAATCACATCGTCCCATTCTTTAGCCTCCAGCTCGATTCTGGTTGCCCATTGGTCAGCCATCTGTTTGCGGCAATACTCGCACTTACCGCATGGCAATAGTGCGAATTTTCCTTTTTTTACTCCGTCCATGATGTTCGCTTGCAGTCCTTGTTTTGATAGGTTTTCCAGACTTCCCCATAGTTGCGGTTTTTTCGTTTCCATTTGAAATACTAATGGTTTTGTACATGGCATTTTTGTTACCGGCACAAGCTTCCTTGTCTATCTTGTGCCGGTTGACACCTCGCTTTCTTTATATATTAACTTGTTGTAGTAGTAGTAGTAGTGGTGTTGAAAGTGTTGAAAACTCGTTTTTTTAACGTTTCTACGTTTATTTATTGCCTTTTTGCCTGTTGAAAACTTTGTTGAAAACTTGTTGAATTGTTGAATGTTCGTCATTTTGACGGATTTCTTTGTGCAACTTGTTGTTGAAAACCTGTTGAAAGTGTTGAAAACTCAAGTTTTCCACATTCTCTATTTTTTGGATTATTGTCTCTTTGCGCGTGTGTGCACGCTTCGTGCGCGCGCGCGTATAGTGATAATAGACTGTTTGTCTTACTATAGCGGCAGCCCCCCGCGTAGGGGGGCGCGACGCAAGGGGGGCCGCAAACCAATTTTGCGGCCCCCCTCTATACATGATTATGTTTTGGTTGCCGCTTGTTTGGTGCCCCTGTGTTGGGGAACCTTAGCTTTGCGCGGAGGGGCTTTTAATCTCCTCTGTATGCGTCAAACTGTCCAGATTGATATTTTTCAATTTGTTTGTCTGCATAACTTTTTGCTGTCTTGTCAACGCTTTCTTTGGCTGCTTTGCCAGCTTTTTTTACTGCGTCTTTGGCTGCTTTACCAGCTCCCGCAAGGCCTGCACCTAGCTTGTTAGCTGCATAGCTGTATTGCTGTGCCTGTTTTGCGCTTGATGTTGCCAGTTCGCTTGCCGACTGTTCCCAGCTTTTTGCAGCTTTAAGCTGTTTTGCGCTGGTGGCCTGTTTTGCCAGCTGTAAGTATTTGTCTGCCAGTTCAGCTGTGTTGTTGCCGTATTCGTACATAGCGGATACGCTTGCAGCTTGTGCGCTCTGCTGGTTATAACGTTGACTTCCAATGCTCGCTGATGCTCCTGCCGTTGCGCTTGTCGCCCCGTTGGTTGCTGCCAGAATAGGATTGATTCCTGCTGCAATCATATCTTTTACGGTGTCTTGATAGGCTGTCCCGCGCATTTCTTTCTGAAACGCTCGCTCTGCTGCTGCCTCTGCGCTGTTGTATTTTTTGGCGCTTGCTTGGCTTCCTGCATTTGCGAGGTTGCTCAGTAGTCCGCTCATCATTTGTAGTGCGTTTGCGGTGTTTACGCTGCTTTGGTTGTTGAATGTGCTAATACCTGTTGGTGTGCTAATTTGTGTTGAACCGATTTGTTGTGGTGCTGTTAAGCTGCCCGTGGTGCTCTCGCTGCCTGTGCTTGTCTCGTTGCCTGCTCCTTGGCTGTTCTTGGCGCTGCTCTGGTTGCTGTTTGTGATGATACCCGTCAATAGGCTTAGTCCTTGCATGAGGTACGGCATGAAGCTCAATAATGTTTCCATTCAAAAATAGCCCCGCTTTTGCGGGGCTTCCTCCTTTCTTAGATTCTTTCGATGCCCGGGATGCTGTAGATTGGCATCTCGCGGTACCACTCCTCGTTGAAGTAGAAGTCACATAAGAATTGATGGCTGATGTTGCTTGTTACTGCAATCGTCCGGTCAATGTTCTGCTGTCCCTCCTGAATCCATTCTGCTGAGAGTCGCGGAAGTGCGTTATAATTGTCTGCATAGTGCCATGCGTCCAGACTGGTCTTGTGGTTAGACCGCATTTCTCCGGTTACGTAGGAAGGCTTGTATCGGTAGTCTGCCCACGCTTCCTGATAGCCAAAGATTTCATTGTCTTCTGCTGTGCCCTGTGTATAGATTTCGCGGTTATATACCGGTTGTTCGCCTAGTGCTGCCAGTCGCGGGTCGTAGTACGTGAATCGCCCGCCACGTGTCCACTTGGTTGCAAGTCCCTGCTGATAGCTGTGCTCTACTCGTACCACTGCCAGCCCGATGATGAAGCCGTATTCGGTCGCTGCATAGTCCACCATTTGTTTGCTGCACGTGGTCAGACTGTATGCTGCCGTGTTGCCCAGTGCCTGCCCGGTTGTGGTGTCTGTCTGGCTCGTCTGGACAACCTGATTAACATTGATTGCGATGCGCTGCCCGCCGATGTATTCAGGAATCTGTAGACGGCTGTCCGGACTTGTCACGCCCCACGTGCCGGAAAGGAACTCGCGGTAACGAGTGCCGTTGCGTGCATCCGCTTCGAAGATGTGCTGTAATGCGATTGCCATGCGCAAGTCCTGAATGCTGATTGCGTTTACTCCGTCGAGGTCTGCGCCTAGATATACTACACTATGGTCGCTTCCTGTTCCGTCTCCGATGGCCAGATATGCTGCTCCAGTGCCTCCGTCTTCTGCGATTGCGTACAGTTTGTTTTTGATGTTGCCCGGGTTTGTGCTTCCGTCGTGAAAACTGTTTACATATAGGGGTGCTTTTTCGTTGAGCTGGTCGTTTGTGTATCCGCTAATGATTGCATTGCCCGTCATGCTGATTTCTACCGGGTCAGCTTTCATTGGTGACGGTAAGCAGCTCGTAAAGTAGTCGTGGAACTTGCCGGCCTTTGCCGGCTTCATTCCGTATAGTG